TAAAGACGCTGCGTTTGGTTTTAGACCAGTAAGACATCTTACTGGAGGAGAGATCAAAAGATCACAATATAAAATTGCTGCTAATTACGGCACTGCTATTTACAAAGGACAAGCTGTTATTGCTGTCACTGCGGGTGGTATCGAAGCTGCAGCAGCTGGGAACGTAGTTCTTGGCATTTTTTATGGTTGTTTTTATACTGATCCTACTACTAATAAACCAACATGGAGTAATCACTATCCAGCAAGCACAAATGCTTCGGATATAAAAGCGTATGTTTATGATGATCCTAGAATTGTTTTCGAAGTTCAACATGACGGAACTGGAACAGCTGCGATGAACTTTGGTGGATTTGACTTTACGGGAACAGGCGGAAGCACGTTAACTGGTCAATCTACTCAAGAGTTAGATACATCTACTGTAACAACTTCTGGTCAATTTAAACAAGTAGGCATTTCTACGGATCCCGATAATAGCGATACCGGATCAGCAAATTGTAACGTTTATGTTGTACCTAATACAGGTGAACATAGCTGGTTACTAACAACTGCACTAGCATAGGAGGATTAAATGGCAATTTCTAGATCACAACTAGTAAAAGAGCTTGAGCCTGGGCTAAACGCATTGTTTGGTATGGAGCACGCTCGTTACGATAATGAATGGAAAGAGATTTTCGCAACCGAAAATTCAGACAGAGCTTTTGAAGAAGAAGTAGAGCTTTCAGGTTTTGGTAATGCTAAAGTAAAAGACGAAGGAGAATCAGTCGAATTTGACGATGCTCAAGAAGCTTTCACTTCACGTTACACTCACGAAACCATCGCTCTTGCTTTCTCAATTACTGAAGAAGCTGTAGAGGATAACCTTTACGATAGTTTGAGTTCTCGTTACACAAAAGCTCTTGCTCGTTCAATGGCTAACGCTAAAGAAGTAAAAGGAGCAAATGTTCTTAACAGAGCATTTAACTCTTCTTACACTGGTGGCGATGGTCTTGAGCTATGTTCTACTGCCCACTTAACTGTAGGTGGTGGCACATACAAGAACGAACTTTCAACTGCTGCAGATCTCAATGAAACATCTTTAGAACAAGCAATGATTGATATTGCAGGTTTTATTGATAATAGAGGTCTAAAGGTCGCTGTTAAGGCACGTAAAATGATCATCCCGGTCAATTTACAGTTCATAGCTGAAAGATTATTAAAGACTGACCTTAGAGTAGGCACATCAGACAATGACATCAATGCTTCAAAAAGCATGAACGTTGTTCCTGAAGGCTACACTATAAATCATTATCTATCAGATACTGATGCTTTCTTTATAATCACAGATGCGCCGAATGGCTTGAAGTATTTTAACCGTGCACCGGTTAAAACTAGCATGGAAGGTGATTTCAATACTGGAAACGTTAAATATAAAGCTAGAGAAAGATACAGCTTCGGCTGGTCTGACCCTAGAGGTATTTTTGGCTCTCCAGGAGCTTAGATAAAACTATTAAGTGGGCGAAATTAGTTCGCCCACTTTACAACCTAGAATTAATTAGTTATACAGACTGACTAGGCAGACGGTATAAAGACAGTATAACAAATGGTTTATACGACCAAGGAGACAAAATGGCTAAATCAACTTTTTCAGGTCCAATAAGATCTGAAGATACTATAAAAACAGTAAGTAAAAACTCCTCTACTGGAGCGATTACTGAAATCATCACCATGGGTGATGGACCAGTTACATTGGGAGATGAAGATACAACTCTCACTAATGCAACACATAGCGGAAGACTAATTGTAGTCCCAGCTATTACAGCAAACAGAACAATTACGCTACCGTCACCGGTTGCTGGTTCACACTTTAAATTTATTTATGGTGGGGCTGCAGAAGAAGCAGAAAACATTATCTTTGATACAGGAGCTGATGCTAATTACTTCATTGGCGGTGTTGTTCATTGTGATTCAAATGCTGATAACGTAACTATTTATGCTGATGGAAACTCTAACTCAAAACTAACTCTTACAGATTTTGGTGGTATGGAGATTAACATTATGGCTAAAGATAGCACTAACTGGCTGATTTGGGGCTTTACAGAAGGCGCTGACGCACCTGCATTCGCAGACAATTAAATAATATAGTGGGGCTTCGGCCCCACGTTTCTTGATTAAGGAGGGAAACAATGGCAGATACAGTAACAGGACCGACTATCCTACAACAAAACGACAATCGTGTCGTAATTAAAATAGTCAATCAATCAGATGGAACTGGAGCAACAACTGTTTTTGGTGATGTGTCAGCAATGACAGCTAGAGCAGATGGAACTTCTGTAGCACATTTAGCTTTACTTAGAATTTGGTTTTCTTGTCAAGGTGGAGATGGAGGAGACTCTTATGCTCGTCTAGACGAAGAAGATTCAGATGGTGATATTCCTTTAATTGGTCTAACAGGAACAGGATACTGGGACTTTAGAGAATTTGGTGGGATACCAGCAGATAAGTCTAGTAATAGTAATGAAAGTGATGTTAATCTTGTTGTACCTGGCGCCGCTGATAGTGGTAATATGTACACAATTGTAGCTGAATTTCAAAAAATATATTAATGAATAAATGCCTACATACTCTAGTACAACAACTTTTGATTTATCGATTGAAGAGATTATAGAAGAAGCATTTGAGCGTTGTGGCCTGCAAGTAAGAACAGGTTACGATATAAAAAGTGCTAGAAGATCTCTAAATATTATGTTTGCTGAATGGGCAAACAGAGGTCTTAATCTTTGGACAATTGAATTAAAAACACAAACACTTACAGCAAGTACATCTTCCTATGATTTAGGAACTGACATTGTTGATATAGTATCGGCTGTTGTGTATGAAGCTTCTGACACAACTGTTGATTATGAGATTGAAAGAATTAGTAGAGCAGAATATTTAAATATTCCTAAAAAATCTACAGAGTCTAGACCTTCACAATATTATCTAGAAAGAACAATAACACCTAAATTATATTTATATCCAACACCAGATGCAGCTGATACATTTAAGTATTATGCATTAACAAGAATAAATGATGCAGGAGCATATACAAATAATGCAGAAATACCTTTTCGTTTTATACCTTGTATGGTTGCAGGATTAGCATATTACATTTCTATGAAAAAATCTCCTGATAGAATTGCTATAACAAAAGCAATGTATGATGAAGAATGGGCAAGAGCCGCAGCTGAAGATACAGTTAGAACAAGTGTTAAACTTGTTCCTGAAGTAGGAGTTTTATAATGGGATTTGCAAAAGGTAAATATGCAAAAGCAATATCAGACAGAAGTGGAATGGAATTTCCATATAATGAAATGATAAGAGAATGGAATGGATCTTTAGTTCATAAATCAGAATTTGAACCTAAACATCCACAATTAACACCGTCAACAAAAGGTGGAGATAATGAAGCATTAAAAGATGCAAGTCCACCTAGATCTGAACCAACAACTGTTTTTTTAGGTGGAGTAGGATTTTTTAGTCAAAATAATACTATGCAGCCACAAACTAAAAAACCACCAATTATAGTTCCTATGATTGGAAGTGTAACAATAAGTATATCATGACAACATACGCTGAACTAACAACACAAATTTTAAATTATACTGAAGTAACTACTGACGTTTTATCGTCAACAATTACTGATGATATTATAAAGAGAACAGAAAATCGCATAGCTAGAGATGTTGATCTTGATGTATTTAGATCATATCAAAATTCAACACTTACAGCCGATAGTCCTTTTTTAACTTTACCAGGAGGAGCAAATCCTAAAATGGAATCAATTATAGGGGTAAGGTCTTTTCAAACTGCAGCTTCATCTACAGCTTCTCGTACTAACCTAGAAATGAAAGATATTTCTTACATGAATGAATATTGGCCAGATCGTGATGAAACAGGAACACCAAGATATTGGTCTTGGTGGGATTTTAATACATTATATGTTGCGCCTACCCCTAGTTCTGCGTTATATGTAGAGCTGGCATTAACTAAAATGCCAACAAGATTATCTAGCTCCAATGCTAATACTTGGATTGGAGACAATATACCTGAACCGTTATTGTATGGATGTCTTGCAGAAGCCTTTAAATTTTTAAAGGGACCAGCAGAAATGCTGCAAATTTACGAACAATCTTATGTTACAACTATGCAACAAGTGAGTGCTGAGTGGCAAGGCAGACATAGGAGAGATGAGTATAAAGATGGAGTCTTGAGGGTTCCATTACAATCAACCAATCCATAGGAGGATAAAATATGGCAATAACTCAAGCTGTTTGCACTAGTTTTAAACAAGAAATACTTGTTGAAGGACATGATTTTACAGCCACTACTGGCGATACATTTAAATTAGCTTTATTTACAAGTTCAGCAACTTTAGGTGCATCCACAACTGCTTACTCCAGCACAAATGAAGTTTCCGCTTCGGGAACCTATACTGCTGGTGGTGGATCACTTACAAGTGTGACACCTACTACTTCAGGAACAACTGCTCTTTGTGATTTTTCTGATCTATCTTTTACATCAGCAACAATTACAGCAAGAGGAGCGGTAATATACAATAGTAGTAATTCTAATAAAGCAGTTTGTGTTTTAGATTTTGGTGGCGATAAAACATCTACTAGTGGAACATTTACAATTCAGTTTCCGACAGCCGATGCAAGTAACGCTATATTACGATTAGCATAGGAGATATTAAATGGCACATGTCATTAATGATCGTGTAAAAGAAACAACTACCACAACGGGAACAGGAGCAGTATCTCTTGGTGGTGCTGTAACAGGCTTTGAAGCTTTTTCAGCAGGCGTAGGTAATTCTAATACTACTTATTATACAATTGCTCATCAAACAGCAAATGAATGGGAAGTAGGTTTAGGTACATTAGATGGTGATAGTTCTGATCTTACACGTACAACAGTAATATCTTCTTCTAATAGTGATAGTGCTGTTGATTTTGCAGCAGGAACAAAAGATGTTTTCTGTACAATACCAGCAAGTAAATTAATATTTGAAGATGTTAATAATGATGCGACTGTAGGTCGTAACTTAACAGTAACAGGTGACTTAACAGTATCTGGTGACGATATTACCATGGGTACAAATACTGCGGGTAATGTATTAGTAGCAGATGGAACAAATTTTAATTCTATTGCAGTAGGAGACTTATCAGCAATATCAACTGTTGCAGCAGACGATGTATTAATGGCAGTAGATACTTCTGGTGGAGGACTTAAAAAAATAACAAGAAGTGCTCTTGTATCTGGTTTAGCGGCTGGAGAATTAAGTAATGTAGTTGAAGATAC